GTTACCAAAAGAAATTATAGAAGTTAGACAGATTTTCCGCAGATCTATAGGTAGCAGAACAGGTGGGGGCGATGGTGGTACTCTATTTGAGCCCTTTAACCTTGCTTATACAAATACCTATCTACTAAGCAGTTCTAACATGGGCGGTCTAGCAACCTACGATTTCTTTGCTCAGTATCAAGAAATGGTAGGACGTATGTTTGGTTCCTTTATTGAGTTTAAGTGGTATCCGCAAAGTCACAAAATTACCATACTCCAACGTCCTAGAACTGACGAAGAAGTTTTAATTCATTGCTACAATCACAGACCCGATATTGCCCTATTAGATGATGTCTATGCTACGCAGTGGCTTAAAGATTACACATTAGCTAACTGTAAACTTATGTTAGGACAGGCTCGCAGTAAATTTGCTAGCATTGCTGGCCCACAAGGGGGTACTAGTCTTAACGGCAGCGACCTTATACAGCAGGGCACAGACGAAATTAACAAGCTAGACGAGGAGTTAACCACACAGGTAGCAGGTGGCCGCGGCTATACATTCATAATTGGCTAAAAACATTTTGACTGTTGACTAATCTGATTATATAATAGCACAGTGGGGGCTAATATGATCATAGGGTTTACAGGACTTATCGGCAGCGGCAAAGATACAGCCGCAGATTATCTAGTTAATTTTCATGGCTTTAGGCGTGATAGTTTTGCTAATACACTAAAGGATGCGGTTGCTTTTGTTTTTGGTTGGGATCGTACTCTACTAGAAGGCCGAACTAAACAGGCTCGCGAATGGCGTGAACAAGTTGATATTTGGTGGGCAGAACGTCTAGGAATGCCTAATCTTACCCCAAGATGGGTATTGCAGTACTGGGGTACTGATGTACTGCGTAATCATTTCCACGACGACATTTGGATTGCTAGCCTAGAAAACAAACTTCGTAAAAGCACAGACGATATTGTTATAAGTGATGTGCGTTTTCCTAATGAGATAGAAGCAATTAAACGAGCAGGCGGCATGGTCGTTAGGATTAAACGTGGTCCTGATCCAGAATGGTATACCCTAGCAGAAGCAGTTAATCTAGGACCTAGGCACATTGGCTGGGCCTTAGCTAAAAATAGCTTCAGTGCCTATAATGTACATCCTAGTGAATGGGCCTGGGTTGGTCAAAACTTTGATCATGTTATAACTAATGATTCTACAATAGATGAGTTTTGTAGCAGGATTAAAGATCTGGTTGAAGATCCCCTTGACGCCACTGTATCCCTTCGAGATGTAGAACACGCTGACAGTTAGCACAAACAGTCTTTAGATTTTTCGCTAGATTGTTAGTTAAGTCACCGTCTATGTGGTAGACGTCAAACTGTTGATGATGTTTGCTCTTAAAGCCGCACTTTTCACAGGCAGGTTTTTTCCTGTAGCCTTTTTGGTACCAAAGCGGTAACCCATTGTTTCCTTGCCCATACCGTAGGCAAACATCGCACTTAGATCTAAAATATGGCTTCTTATTTTTATAATAATTGATAGCCACGGGTCTATGGCCACAGCTACATAGGGCTCTTTTCATAGTATTATTTATAACCTGCCCTTTTTGTGCCCTTTTCGCGGTTTATAAGGGGCGTGTTTTATTAGATAATCAATAAATAATATACGAGAGCTTTTAGGAGACCGGAAATGGCGTTAACCTCCCCAGGAGTACAGGTATCAGTTATTGATGAGAGTTTTTATACTCCCGCTGAACCAGGTACAACCCCACTTATCATAGTGGTATCAAGACAGGATAAGACCAGCAGCAGTGGTTCATCTACTGCTGCCGGCACAACTAAAGCAAATGCTGGTAAGATTTATCGTATTACAAGCCAACGTGAATTAGCAGACACGTTTGGTGATCCAGTGTTTGAAACAGATGCAAGTAACAACCCAGTTCACGCTGGCGAGTTAAACGAATATGGCTTGCAGGCTGCATATAGTTTCCTAGGTGTAAGTAACAGTGCATACGTTGTACGTGCAGATGTTGACCTAGGTGAATTAGCTGGTACTGCTAGTATTCCAGAAGGCAATCCCGCCGATGGCCAACTATGGTTAGACACTGCTCTAACTAAGTGGGGAATCCAAGAGTGGAATGGAGCTTCGATCACAACAACAGGTGGTCAAACATTTACTAGTAAAACACCCGCTTATGTTTTAACAGAAAGCAGTAAACTAACTGCTGGTGCTCCTAAGCAGAGTATTGGTAAGTTTGGTGACTATGCAGTTGTGGCCTACATTGATCAAGATGTAGCTGCTACAACAGACGATTATGTTACATATTGGTACAAGAATAGAAGCAACAACTGGGTACAACTAGGTTCCGGCGACTGGCAAGCAAGCTGGCCAGCTGTTAAGAGTTCAGCTAACCCAACAGTAGCAGTTGGTAACATCAGTGTCAATGGACAAACAATTACTACTGGTGGTTCATTAAGCACTTTAGTTGCAAATATTAATGCAAATACTGTGCTAGCCGGCGACGGTATTACTGCTGCCAGTGTTAACAATGCTTTAGAAATTTATATTAATACAGAAAACAATATTTTAGGTGACTCTGAACCAGCTAACGCAGTTGTAATGGCTGCTGGTACCGCAGCTTTACCTACAGGTATTACAGCTGGTACATACTACGGTCCAAAAATGCAGATCAGCACACATACAAGCGTGCCTGAATTTAAGACTGCCGATACCCGTCCAAGACCTACTGGTTCTGTTTGGATTAAGACTACAACTGTAAACAACGGTATGAATTATCGTGTTAAGAAATACAGCGAGTCTTTACAGTCATGGGTAGCTGTTAGTGCTCCAGTTTATGCCGATGCAGCTTCAGCTCTAGCAGATCTTGATGCAGGTGGCGGTGGTGCAAATCTAGATGTAGGAACAACATATGTTCAAAGCAATGCTAAAGAACATAGCGGCTACGATCAAACACCCGCAGATGCTAGCTTCTTTGTGTTTAACAGAGTAGCAGCAGGTGCTACAGAAATTTTATCTGGGCAAATTAACAACGGTACAATTGCTGCAACCACATATGTACTAAAAGTACGTGAAAGTGTAGCCGGTAGCTCAACTATGTCAAGTGACTTTACCTACACAATCACATGTGCAGGTACAGCAGCAGACGCAGCTACCATTGCAGCAGCACTAAGCGGTCCAGATGACAGTAACAATCAAACTACAAACCTAGAAGCAGAAGTTACTACAGCTAACAAGGTTATTATTCGTCACAAAGCTGGTGGCGAATTACACTTTAAGATGACAACAGGTAACCTGTTTGCTCAGATGGGATTCACAGCATTTGACTATACAACTGGTCAAGGTACAGCTAATCTATACAATTCCACACTACTACACCCCGGTGATGAAAACCATACCCTACGTGCTAGTAACTGGAAACTAGCTGCTGTAACAGCAAGCCCTGATGCTCCTACAACAACAGTAGCAGACGGCCGCTTATGGTACAGTAACGTGCTTGATGATGTGGATCTAATGGTACACGACGGCACAAACTGGGTAGGTTATCTAAATGAGTTCCCAAGTACAGACCCTAATGGTCCACAAGTAAGTGCTACACAGCCAACCGTGCAGAGCGATGGAACTGCTCTTGTAACAAATGACCTATGGATTGATACCAGTGATATCGCAAATTATCCTGTAATCAAGCGTTACAATGCATCTACAAAGCGTTGGACCACACTAGATAACAGCGATCAAACAACTGAAAATGGTGTTGAATTTGCAGATGCTCGCTGGGGTACAGATGGTACACAGTCTACACCTGCAACAATTTTAGATCTACTAACCAGCGACTTCTTAGATCCAGATGCTCCAGATCCTGATTTATATCCAAAGGGTATGTTGCTATGGAACACACGCCGTAGTGGATTTAACGTTAAGCGTTATGTGTCTGGATATATTGACACTTCGACAGGAGCTATCAATACAAGATACAATGACGAACCAATGGATGACAGCCTAGGAGCTGAATATTATCCAGATCGTTGGGTCACTGAAAGTGCTAATCAAGCCGACGGCAGTGGTAGTTTTGGTACCAAGGCTCAACGTAAGGTTATTGTACAGCGACTACAAGCTGCAATTAATTCTAACGAAGACCTACGTGACGACAACACATATCTGTTTAATCTAATTGCTACACCAGGATATCCTGAGTTGATCGGTGAGATGATTACACTAAACGTTGATCGTGGCATTACAGCATTTGTTATTGGAGATGCTCCAATGACACTACCAAATGACAGCACAAGTCTGTTGAGCTGGTCTACAAATGCTCTAAGCAGTGCCCAAGACGACAGCGACGGTCTAGTAACACGTAATGAATACCTTGGTGTATTCTATCCAGCAGGGTTTACCAGCGATAACTTTGGTAATGATGTTGTTGTTCCACCAAGCCATATGATTTTACGTCAATTTGCACTAAGTGATCAAGTAAGTTATCCTTGGTTTGCACCAGCTGGTACACGCCGAGGCAATATTACTAATGCTACTTCAGTGGGTTATGTTAATGCAGAAGGCGAATTTGTGCCAGTTGCACTAAATGAAGGACAGCGTGATACACTGTATGAAAATGCAGTTAATCCGATCGTGTTGTTCACCGGTGCAGGTCTTGTAAACTTTGGTCAAAAGACTCGTGCTGCAAATGCAAGTGCTTTAGATCGTATCAATGTAGCTAGATTAGTAATTTATCTACGCGGTCAGCTAAACAAACTTGCTAAACCATACATCTTTGAACCAAACGATAAGATCACAAGAGATGAAATCAAACAACAGGTAGAGACCCTATTAGTTGAACTAGTAGGTCTACGTGCGATTTATGACTTCCTGGTAGTTTGTGATGACACAAACAACACTCCAACAAGAATTGATCGTAACGAACTTTACGTGGACATTGCTATTGAGCCAGTTAAGGCAGTGGAATTTATTTACATTCCATTACGCTTGAAGAATACTGGCGAGATCGCAGGACTATAATGCGAGGAGCTTAAGAAATGTCTGTTTACACATTAACAAAATTCACAGTACCATTAGCTAGCGATCAAAGCCCTGCTACCCAGGGCTTGCTAATGCCGAAGTTAAAATATCGCTTTAGAGTTTCATTGAATAACTTCGGTGTTACTACTCCTACAACCGAGCTCACAAAGCAAGTGGTAGATGTTACAAGACCAAACATTCAGTTTGAACCAATCACATTGGATGTGTATAACAGCAAGGTATTCCTTGCTGGTAAGCACACTTGGCAAACAATTACACTAAACTTACGTGACGAAGTTACAGGTGCTGTACAGCGACTAGTTGGCGAACAGCTTCAAAAGCAGTTTGACTTCTTTGAGCAGGCCAGTGCTGCTTCTGGACAAGATTATAAGTTTACAATGGTAATTGAAATTCTAGACGGCGGTAACGGCAATGCTGCTCCTACAGTCTTAGAAACTTGGGAGTGCTATGGCTGCTTCTTAACACAGGCAGACTATGGTAACTTAGCCTACAGTGCTAACGAACAGGTACAAATTGCACTAACAATTCAACCTGATAACTGTATCCAGGGCAAAGCTAACGTTACATCGCCCGTTGGAGTTGGTATTGCAGTTGGTAGAGGTGCCGGTAGCAACGTTACTGGTGGCGGTACTTAATTGAAACAAAACCGATAGTAAAAGGGACTTAGGTCCCTTTTCTATTATCTACACATTTAATTTTCGCCAATAAATATA